ATCGATATCCGACAGACGCGCGGCCACGTTTTCCAGCGCGATGCAACGCGTATCCAACGCTAGCGGAGGCGGCAGTAAAGATGCGCTAACCATTGACAACCCCACCTGACACCAGATTAATGCCGGTACATGATGCAATGGACGTATTTCCAACCAGCGCTATAGCGCTAGGGGCCAACAATACGACTTCATACACCCCGGCAACGGATAACATGGTCTCGATCTGACTTGGAACGATATCCAGGCCAAACGCAGCAGCATGAGCTGAGGCATACGCATTCGCCGCCGTTTGGGCCGCCGCCAGCGTGGCCACCTGATCAATGCCGCTATAGAAAGTCAGCACAGCATTAATGCTGTATGTCACAACGCTTGGTGCAAGCGCCATAACCTGATCGGTCAACGGTCTGACCTGACGATTTCCCTGCAACGCTGCAGTAACCAGCGCCAGAACCGACGCATCGGGCAACCCGGTGGACAGCAGCGGATAGACATTCACGACGCAAGGCGACGGCGAGTCCACAGCAACCGCAACGATATCCGGGTAAGCGCGTTTAGCCCAATACATATAAGCCGCTTCCGGCCCAGCCACGGAAAATGCAGCGGGCGCAAGCTGAATGGCGGCACGGTACTCATCGTCAGTTTGCTGCTCGGCTCCGCCTCCCGTTACGGTTGTATTGCTCACCGTCAACGTAACTGAAAGCTCAGAAATCATCACATTAATTTGACCTAAATCCCAGCCGTTACCGGCGCTGCCCGGCAATACGCAGGTTGCGGCAACAGCGACGGAAAGCTGCCCGGCGGGAATCACCGCACTGTCATTGGTTGAAAAGTCCGGCGCGCCGTTTTGCGCGGCAGCCAGAGTACCCTGAGGGATAACGGTATCGACGCTTGCCGCAGCCGGCAAGGTAAACTGTAATGTGGTTGTGGCCGGTAGCGCGCCCACACGCGGGCAATCCACCAACTCGCCGAGATAGTCCAGTACCGGAAACGCCGCATAATACAAAAGGTTTTGCTTTGCCGCGTTCTGCAAACCCTCCCGCACCAGAGTTTCACGATAAGCGATATTGTTAATCATCAGCCGGTCGACTTGGGCGGGATAAAGCGTTTTTCCCGACGCTGACTCATACCTGGCAACCAGATCGGCAGTAACCGCAGCCGGATCGGTATCGATAAAAACCGGATCGGGCAGCGTATTCATGCGGTCGCCCCCGGAACCGTCACAAAGGTGCGTTGCCAGTTTCCGCCTGCCGCCGGGAGCCAATCCACAATGATTTCGATAGCGCCCAGGGTATGCGACACCGTGAACTGCACATCAGAGATACGCGGCTCCCATTTCAGAATGGCGGCGCGCGCATTGCGCACGATATAGGCGGCGGCGCGGTCTTGCGGCCAGTCCAAATACTTTTGAATATCGCAGGTGAAATCAGGGCGATGCGGGTCGCTGCCGGGTGGCGTGCCGAGGATGATGTCAACGCACTGGTTAATATCGTCCAGGCCGCCGACGATGCCGTCAGCGCCAAGTGCAGGTTGCCAGTCAAGATTGATGTCAGTGCTAGTGCTCATGGCGTCAGTCTAGCTTTTGTGGTTCTGTATCGAAATTAATCCGCATTAAAAAACATCAATGCGCAGGGTGATTCGCTGAAATCATCCCGCCAGCACCGTGCTAGAACCCGGGCCGGCAGAATGCCCGCAACTGGCCTGATCACCAGCACGGCACACAGGCCAGCCGTGCAAAACTCGATTTTCTGTTTGTCGTCTTTTGTGAGGCTTTCGAGCATCGACTTGGGCTTATCGCCGCGATCCAGCAGATACCCCCAAGGCCGCCTGGCGTCAGCCAGCAACGCCTCGATTTTGTCCACCAGCCGTTTTTTTTCTCCAGCGACCGACGGCTTTTTGCCATGCCGCGCGGCGGCCGTTGGCGTCCAGCCCAGCGACTCCAGCCAGCGCTTAACAGTTAGCAGTTCCGCTACGGTCATGTTGGCGGTGCTGGCTTTGCCGGTCAGTTGCTTTTGCCGCGCGTAGCGCATATCCTTGTCGATACCAAGCTGCTCTGCAGCGATACCTCTCCGCGTACCGTGCCATTGAGCAAGGAAGCTACCGAGTATTTTAGGCAGGCATTGAATAATCCGGTTCGGCCCCTTGACACGGATTTGATTTTCTTTGGCGAGCCGGGCAAGGATGGTAAACGCCAGCCCTATCAGTTCAATGCAGTCTGGGTGCGGCTGAAAAAGAAGTTGGGGTTAGATGACTTTCATTTTCACGACTTGCGCCATGAGGCTGTCAGTCGATTTGTTGAAACTGGACTATCAGATCAGGAGGTTGCGGCGATCAGCGGCCACCGCTCGATGCAGATGCTTCGGCGCTACACCCACTTACGCGCTGAGGATTTGGTCGATAAATTGGATAAGTTGGCCGCAATCGAGTGTTTAAAATAGCGGAGGCATTTGTTTATTCTTGCCGAAACGCGTTGCTGGTCCATGCCGAGTTGTTCCGCTATCTTTTCTTGAGTCAAACCTTCCCGCGTTATGCGTAAGATTTGAATATCAAGCTCTTCTAGTTTTGGTGCGTGTGCATAATCATAAGCAAATCGTCTGATTGCCTTATCGGCTTCAATATCGACGCCGGGGAAGCAACTCAAAATACTGTAGCTTTGTTTCAGAATCGATTGAAACCGCTCCTTAAGCTTTTTGCGGGCGGTTCCGTTTTGTTGGCTAAAATTGCCGTAGTCGTGATCGCTACAATAGCGTAAAACTTTCGCTGCGAAAGTTTTTCAATCAAGCTTCAGACCTGACGCCGGATGTTGGTATTTTGTATTGTGTATAATTGAAATATGAAAAATGCTAGATTTGAACTATATAGGCAAATGCAGCGCCAGTACCATCGATCCCATCCTTGGTGCTTGTCGCAGGGCGGCCTTTATGTTCCGCATTCCTACGCAGACACGAAGCCGGATAGTCTCTCCTGGTGGGACGATGTAGGCTTCATCCTGAATAAGCGTAGGGTCATTGTTTGGTGGCGGCATCCACGACTAGTTTATGCGGATGCGCTTGACGAACAATCCCGGCAAGAGGCGGGGGATGGGCCGAAAGATGATTGGCTCGCGGAAGGCTGTACGAAAAACTATCGGCAGGTGGGCGCATCACGCAAGAAAATTGTGAGTTACACCAGCCGACAACCCTCAGCGGAGCAATGGCTATATTACGACCGGCTGCGAGATATTCGTGAGCGCCTGAGCAGCGAGGGCATTGATCTTGATGTCTCGACATCATGGGAAAGAGAACACCTGATGTGGGCGATTGGCGTAAACCTGGTAGCCCCCTTGGAAGTACGCAATGAAATCGAATTGGCTTCGGTTGCGCTGCTGGCTCGCCGCTTGATTCTTGGGAAAACCACGCTGGAAGCAGAATTTCCGGGGTATCGCTACGGTCGCACAGATTGGCTTCGTGAACAAAGCGTGAAGGAATGATGGTTACGACCCTGTTCGCCGCAGTCATTTCTTTCGTCTATCCGGATTTGGATGTGTTTGAAGGCTCATAGCCGCCCGGATTCCAGTAGCTCGATCAGTGTGTTTATGTCGGCCCCGTAGTTCTTCGGCGGCCCTGGCGGATCGTGTGGATGCTCGGCCTTCGACTTGTCCTTCCTTGGCGTCAGAACCGCCTTTCCGAAGTGTCCTGGCGGCAGACCATATCCCATCGCATCGTCAGGGACGTCGTAGCCCATGACCTCATTCACCACGGCCAATTCAGGCTCGCGCCTGCGCTCGAACTTCGGGCGACTGAGCCTGTGCGCGCCCTCAGTAAACAGAATCTTGGCTCGCAGCGCCTCAAAGCTGTATCCGCGCCCCAATCGGTTCATCACGCGGATCAAACTGTTCAAGCTCTCGGTGTAGGCATTCGTGACCGGATGCTCGAAGTAGTTGAGAATGAATGGCTGCCAGTTCGTGAACGCCCGGATCAGGTCGCCGAAGGCATCGCGCACCTCGGGCATCACGGCCTTGTTCCAAGCCTCGTAGGCCACCAGTGCGGCCTCGGGGCCACCTGACCCTTCATAGACAGCGTAGAACCCTTCCTTGAGCCTGTATGCGACCCCCAGCTCGGGATAGTTCTTCATCCAGCCGTCCAGCAGCAGCGCTTCCTTATCGTTCAGGTCGCGCTCACGCTTCAAGAGCACGAAGCGGTCATGCATCAGGCCCCGGCGTTGCTTGGGCGTCAGTTGCTCGCGTAGGCTCTTCCTGACCTTCTCCACGGCGTCATTAGCCATCCTGACGACGTGGAACTTGTCGATGATGATCTTGGCATCTGGCAGCACGGCCTGAACGGCATCGCGGTACGGCGTCCACATGTCCATCGCCACGTACTGCACCTCGGACTTCCCTTGTAGGTTGTAGAGGTAGTTCACCACTGTCTTCTTGTCCCGGTTCGGAAGCATATCGACGATGGTGTTGTTGCGGATGTTGCTGATAAGGCAGCGCGGACGGATCAGGTGAATCTCGTCGATGCCGATCCACTTCGGCGTCTCGAAACGGAACTCGGCTTCCAGTTCGTTGATGTAGTCGCGGAAGATGTTGCGGATGGTTTTCTCGTCCAGCCCGGTGTCGTCGGCGATGCTGGCGAAGGTGCGTTTCAAGCTCTGCTGACCAATCCACTTCACCAGCCGGTCGGTCATCTCGCGCTTGGCATTGACGGTGGGCAGCGCCTCCATGAAGGTCTTGCCACAGGACTGGCACCGCCAGCGGCGGGTGTCCACGTAGATCGCAAGCCGCTTGCCGTAGGTCGGTAGGTCGCGAATGACTTGCTCGTTCCGCCCGTGGCCGATCAGCCGATCAGAGCCGCAGCCCGCGCAAATGCTTGGAGGGTTCGAGATTTCGGCGTAGATGTGATAGTCGTGGTCGGTTTCCTCGACCCGCTGCACCTTGAAGTCGGGGAGGTTCAGGATGTTAGCCAAGGGCCGTCTCAATAGCGGTTTTATAGACGTTTTCATCCGGCAGTGTGACGTTATTGAACGCCTCTTGAACCTTGTAAACCGTGGTCGAATGTGGCGGCAATGCTTTCAGCGGCACCGTGGCCCCGTCGATGATGCCTGCTTCTTCGTGCTCATAGGCAAGAAACGTGATCGAAGCCGGTTGCAAGGCATATCGGATCAAACCACCGACACCACCAAGGCGCGCCATGATCCGCGTGTAAACGGGTTGTGGGCAGACAAAAAACAAGCCTTTTCGGCACAGGGCTTCACGTTGCAGCACCTGCCCCTTGTAGATCAGTTGCGGCAAAATGCGCTTGTTGACGTTTTCCCAATTCAAGCCCGCCGTCGTCGCCGGGTTCGTTCGTTCAG